ATATACAATACAATAAGTGGTCATTTGTTACCACAATTTTTAAATTTACAAGAGTGGTGTCCACAATTAGATGGAAAAATATACACTATATTAGGTAAAACTCACGTGGACGCTAGAAATTGGTTATGTACCGATGGTGGTGGATTTTTTAATCCTCGTAAGTTAATTGATAAAGTAGATTATCTAGTTTGGATTGATTCAGACCAGTCATTTAATTATCAACAACTAATTACATTATTAGAATTTGATTCACCATTTTGTAGTGGGTGGTATGTAAAAGCTTTAGGTGGTACAGCTATGATTGCAGATTGGAATGAAAAAGATTTTAAAAAACAAGGATATATGAATTTTTGGACTGAAAGTAAAATTAGAACACAAAAAGAACCATTTGAAGTAGATTATTGTGGGTTTGGTTTTACTAAAGTATCTACTGAAATATTAAAACAGATGGAATATCCATATTTTAGACAAAGAATGGTTGATATTGGTGAATATACCGAAAATTGTAGTGAAGATGTTACATTTTGTCTTGATGTAAAGGATAAATTGGGTATAAAACCAACAATATTACCACAATTAAAAATTAATCATTTAAAAGAAATATACATTTGATTATATTTATATTAAACGGAGAATCTAATGCCTTTCAGAGTAGTTAAACAATTATTACCATCACCAACATCAAGTGTTGATAGAGATGGAGTGACTTTTGAAGACCCAGCTTGGTTTGAAAGAAATACTATTTGGGTATCTAAACTAAGTGGTAGTAATGACCAAACTTGGCAATATAATAACGAAAGTGATGCTATAGTAAAAATGAATGAACTAACTGGTTCAGATTCCTCTGGTAGAAAATATCAAGTTATTGAAGTATAAAAAAAAATTTAATTTCAGAAATATAAATAATATTTATTATAAGTAAAAACTATTTAAAGTAGGAGAATATAGTTATGGCTGAAGAAGTAAAACAAACAGAAAAACCTCAAGTTGAAGAATCTAAAGAAGTAAAATTCACGGATGAAGAACTTCAATCTTTACAAGGTTTACAAACAAGTTATCAAGAAAAACAAGTTATTCTAGGACAACTTGCAGTACAAAGAATATTACTAAATCAACAAATGGAAGCTCTTGATATTCGCACTGAAGAAGTTGAAACGGAATATCAAACAGTTCAACAAGAAGAACAAGATATTGTTAAAACTTTGAATGAAAAGTACGGGCCTGGACAACTTGACCCAACGACTGGTGTCTTTACTCCAACTAGTTAATATTTTTATTTAAAAAAATGGTCTAAAATATATATTTTGAAGACCTTACGTTATACTTATAGTAGAATAAGTTTAGTTGTTTTTAAACAAAAAATATAAGATTTTAGGAGAAAAAAGATGGCAGAAAGAATTGTCTCACCTGGTGTTTTTACGAGGGAAAGAGATTTATCATTTTTACCTCAAGCAATAGGTGAAATTGGTGCAGCAATAATAGGCCCTACAAAAAGAGGCCCAGCGTTTACACCGACCCAAGTAACTAATTTTCAAGAATTTGAAGAGATGTTTGGTGGTGTAGACCAAAGATTTTATACACCGTACGCAGTAGAAGAGTATTTAAGAAGTGCTGGTGTAGTAACAATAGTTAGAGTTTTAGGAATTGGTGGATATGCCGCTGATTCAGTTCAATTGGTAGTTCATCAGAACGCAGTTGCCGAAGTTGTTCAAGCAACTCAATCACTTGCTATTTTAGCTCCATCAAGAGGTTCAAGTGGTGCTGGTGATTTAAGTGCAACAAGTCTGACACTTGCTGGTACAGCGACAGCTTCAGGATTTGACGTTGTTGTTTCAGGTAGTAACGTCTCAGCTGAAACATACAGACTATCCCTTGATACAGGTAGTGCTGATTTTGTAGATAAAGTAATTAGTCCAGACCCACAATCAGTTAAGTCAGGTGCTAATGACGCATCTGTATATGTTTATAAAGTTTTTAAAACAGCGGCTGCTAACTATACATCATCTATGAGTACAGTTAAAGTTGGAGTTGTAAACACCGCTAATGGACATAACTTTACAGGTGGTTCAACCTCATTTGACAGTAAAGGTGAAGCTGGAACTTGGACTGGTAATGTAGATTATCAATTCGCTAGAACACCATATCTATTATCACAAACAATTAATTCATCTCGATATAGTCTATTTAGAGTTTATAGTCGTTCACACGGAACTGATATAAATACTACTTACAAAATTAAAGTATTAAATGTTAAACCTGAAGAAGATATAGAGGGTTCAGATTATGGTACTTTTTCACTTCACGTATCTAAAGTAAGTAATGATGAAGTGTTAGAAGAATTTGATGCATTGACATTAGACCCTGAATCACCAAATTATTTTGCTAAGAAAATTGGTGACCGTCACGTTGAAATAGACTCTAATGGTAAATTAACTTACTATGGTAGTTATCCAAATTTAAGTAGATTTATAAGGGTAGGTGATTACTCTAGTATGGAAGAAGATGGAGTATTTAAGTATCCAAAGAACGTTGTTCCAATGGGTCATAACGCAGTATATAATACAGGTCCAGGTGGTACAAATTTCCCATCAGCGTCATTTAATACAGAACAAAGAGATGGTAATAATACATATGATAGTACAGTTCCATTTGGAATTGATTTACTTACTACGGGTCCAAAAGAAGATAATATGCAATATCTTGCACCAGTTCCCGCTACAGCTACAACTGGTAATAACTCAGTATTTCACTTAGAAAATATGTATGGTGATGCTGATTTTGATACTTCGTTGTCAAGTACATACTCAGCTGGAGACCAAATACTCGGTCTTACAGGTTCTGCGATACAACAATTAAAATTCGCAGTACCTTTACAATGGGGATTTGATGGTAGAAATCCAGCAACACCTTATTCTACAGGTACAGATATTGCAAATAGTAATACACAAGGATTTGATTTATCTGATTCCTCAGCTAGTGGTTCTGTTGCATATAAGAGAGCTATTAATGCTGTAAGTAATCCTGATGAATTTGATATTAATCTATTAGTAACACCTGGTGTTATTCACGGATTACATTCAACTGTAACAAATCACGCAATATCTAAAGTAGAAGCTCGTGCTGATGCTTTTTATATAATGGATGCTACTGCAATTGGTGATTCAATATCTACGGTTAAAAATACTATTAAGAGTTTAGATACTAACTATGCTGGTACTTATTATCCCTGGATTAAAATTGTAGATAGAGATACAAGTAGACCAGTATTCGTACCACCATCGGTAGTACTACCTGGTGTAATTTCTTACACAGACCAAGTAGCTCACGAATGGTTCGCACCAGCTGGTTTGAATCGTGGTGGATTGACTACAGTACTAGAAGCAAAAACAAGATTGACTCACGCAGAACGTGATGACCTCTATGAAAATAGAATCAATCCAATCGCTTCTTTTCCAGGTCAAGGTGTAGTAGTCTTTGGACAGAAAACACTACAATCTAAACCATCTGCGTTAGATAGAATCAATATTAGAAGATTGTTGATTGCATTAAGAAAGTTTATTGCAAGTTCTTCAAGATTCTTAGTATTTGAACAAAATACTCAAGCGTTAAGAAATCGTTTCTTAAATATTGTAAATCCATATCTTGAACAAGTACAACAAAATAGTGGTTTGAGTGCATTTAGAGTTGTTATGGATGATTCTAACAATACTCCAGATGTAGTGGATAGAAACCAATTAGTTGGACAAATATTCATTCAACCTACGAGAACTGCAGAGTTTATCGTACTTGATTTCGTTGTTCAACCTACAGGTGCTACGTTTCCTGAATAAGTTTAACTTATAAGTAACGTTAACGTATAATAGAAAAACCCTCACTTCGGTGGGGGTTTTTTGTTTTTATCAAAAATTTCATTAATTGATATTTATTTATGAGTACGAATAAAAGACTTTTTTAGGAGAATAAAGAATGGCTACATTAGACCCTTCAGAAATTATGTTCACACCGTTTGAACCGAAAACAAAAAATCGGTTTATTATGTATATTGAAGGTGTTCCCGCGTATTTAATTAAAACTGCAAATAGACCACAAATTCAATTTGAAGAGATAGTTTTAGACCACATCAATGTAAAACGTTATATTAAAGGTAAAGGTGCATGGCAACCAATTGATATCGTGTTATATGACCCAGTTGTTCCAAGTGGTGCACAAGCAGTTATGGAATGGGTTCGTTTATCCCACGAATCAGTAACAGGTCGTGACGGATATTCAGATTTTTATAAGAAAGATGTTACTTTTAATATGTTAGGTCCAGTCGGTGATATAGTTGAACAATGGAAATTAAAAGGAACATATATTGAAACAGCAAATTTTGGTGATATGGATTACTCAGTAAGTGACCCAGCAGAAATCACCCTAACACTTAAATATGATTACGCAATCTTAGAATTCTAATAGGAGAATACAATGAGTGAATGGTTAGCACAAAATTGGGAGTATGTTTTAGTCGCTTTTTACGCAATAGAAAAAATCGTTAAACTTACGCCAACAAAATATGATGATATCTTATTTGATGCAGTATTAAAACCCATCAAAGAAAAAATGATGCCATCAACAAAAAAATAAAATTGTTATTTAGAACAAATTAGTTATAATTATATATAATTGGTTATTAATTTAATTCATAAAGGAGTCATTTATGGCTGATTACAAGTTTCCTACTGAGATGGTAGAATTACCATCTAAAGGATACTTCTACGCAGATGGTCATCCACTTTCAAGTGGTAAGGTAGAAGTAAAATATATGACCGCAAAAGAAGAAGATATTCTTACTTCTCAAAATCTAATACAACAAGGTATAGTGCTTGATAAGTTATTACAGTCTTTGGTTGTAGATAAATCAATTAAACTTGATGATATGTTAATTGGTGATAAGAACGCACTTATGGTAGCGGCTCGTGTTCTTGGATATGGTAAAGAATATCAATTTACTTATGATGGAATAGAACAATCAGTTGATTTGTCAATGCTTGAACCCACAGAGATGGATTTTGATAAGTTTACTAAAGGTCAAAATGAATTTAATTTTAAATTACCAAATTCTGAAAGAGAAATTACGTTTAAATTATTAACTAGTGGTGATGAACAAAAAATATCAGAAGAAATAAAAGCTCGTGAAAAAATATCTAAAGAACAAAGTTTTGAGCTTACCACTCGTTTAAAAAATATGATATTATCAGTTGATGGTAATTCAGAAAAAGCTTATATTAATAATTTTGTAGATAATGAGTTCTTGTCAAGAGATTCATTAGCATTTAGAGAATATTTAACATCAGTCACACCAGATGTAGATATGACTACAAAAGTTAAAAATTCGGCTGGAAGGGAGACAGAAGTGGTGATTCCAGTCACCCTTCGATTTTTTTGGCCTTCCGCCTGAGTATAAACTTCAAATTCACGAAGAAATATTTCAGTTAATATTACATTCTAAAGGTGGTATCACTTTTAGTGACGCATACAACCTACCAATCTATCTTCGAACATTTTATCTAAAAAGATTACAGACTTTCTATAAGAAAGAAGCAGACGAATTACAGAAAGAAATGAATAAACATAAAACTTCATTAAAAAAGTAATTTTCTGTATTACTGATATTTATTATTGAGTTATAACACTTGATTTAATCGGAGATTTAATAATGACAAAATACATTGTAAAAGAAGAAAGTTTGATAGATAAGTTAGTCGGTGCTGTATTTGGTTCTGTTGCAAAACAAGCAAAATCAAAAGCAATTAAAGACTTAACATCTAAAGACCCTGTATTTGCTAAAAAAGTAAAAGAATTAGAAAAATCTCGTAAAGATATGGAATCTTACATCAAAAAAAATAAAAAAAACCTTCAAAAAAGATATCCAGGAGTTTCTGGATTTTAAAAATCATCTAGGAAGATAAATGGCAGCGAAAAAAGGTAGACAATACACTGGTCAAGCAGAAGATTTGTCAACCATAGTAAATCTTGAAGAAAAGTTAGTACAACTTGGTAAAGAGAACTTTGGTGCTATCAATAAAATGCTTGGAGCAACTCAAGATTTAGCTAAAATATCAAAAACTATTACTGAAGAAGGTAAACTTCAAAAAGGTATTTCTAAAGATAAAGTTAAAATTTTATTAGATGAATTAGAAACTAGTGAAGAAATGAGAGATGCCATTATGGACACTGCTCCTGGAGTATTTAATATTGCAGCAGGAGCTAAAAAAGGTCTTGATAATTTTAAACTTATGGCTAAGTCAAGTCTTGGTATCGTAGCCATAGTAAGTCTTGCAGTAAAAGCATTTTTAGATTTTCAAAAAGCAGTTACTGATACAAGAAAAGAATTAGGTGTTTCATATACACAAGCTGTTGCTATAACTGCACAAAACAAAGTATTAGCACAAGTAGCAAAAGGTTACGGATTAGAATTAGATGATATTACTTCTGCTCAAGCTGCAATAAGAAAAGATTTAGGTGCAAGTGTACAAGAATCAATTAATCTAAGTTTAAGTTTTGCAAGAACATCTGCTGCAACAGGTCAAACAGCGGAAGAGTTATCAAGTACACTTTCTTTAATGGAATCAATATCATCTGCAAGTAGAGATGTTCTTTTAAATCAAATTAGAACAAACGCTGCAATGATTGAAGCGGCTGGTGTAGCTCCTTCACTTGTAATGAAAGATATTGCTCAAAACGCTGAGTTTTTTGCTTCATTTGCTAAAGATGGTGGTCAAAATTTAATTGGTGCTGGTGTAGCCGCTAGAAAATTAGGATTGAGTATGGACGCTGTAAAAGGTATAACGGAATCACTACTTGATTTTGAAACTTCTATAGAGGGTCAACTTGAAGCATCATTGTTACTTGGTAGACAAATTAATCTTGATAAAGCTCGTCAATTAGCTTTCACTGGTGACCAAGAGGGTATGATGAGGGAAATTCTTAAACAAGTTGGTGGTGAAGCAGAATTTACTAGAATGACATATTTACAAAGACAATCACTAGCAAAAAGTGTTGGTGTGAGTGTAGAACAATTATCAAGACTTGTAAGAAACAATACAGCTGGAGGAACTGCTGGTGCAGTTGGAGCGGCTATGGGTGGTACTAATGTTTATAGTGACCCAGAGAGTCACAGATTACTTAATAGAATAGCAAGGAATACAGACTAATGCCATTATTAGACTTATCATCAAATTTATCAATCAAAAATAAAACAGGATTTTCTGAAGATAGAGGAGCTAAAGCTAACTCTCTTGAAGTTTTAGGAGAGTCACAAACTTTAAATACAAATCCAGCAAAATCATCTCCAACTAGAAGAGACAATAGAGAACAAAGAGATTCTCGTGACATACAACGACAAACGTCTATTACAAATAGACGAGTTGCTGATAAAGAACGACAAGCTATTAATATAGCCGCTAGTAGAACACGTGCAAGAGAGAAAGAAGTAGCTAAACTTAGACAATCTCAAACCACACCTCTTATTAACATATTTAATGAAAATCCACTTGGGTTTATTGTTAATCAAGGTCAAAACTTTTTTCAAAACACTAATGCTAAAGGTTTTATAGAGTTTAAACAACCTAAAGAAACAGATTTTATTCAAGATAATAAATCAATTAATAATGATACCACATTTCAACAAAGTCAACCACAACAATTTTTAGATGTAAGAGGTAACAAAACAATAGAGTTTACTGAAAAAAATAAAGCACCAACTACTAATGAAAATTCAAGATTACTAAACTTACACGAAAAAGATAATTTTTTAAACAACTATTATGGTCAACTTAAAGGTGATGGTCAATTAGGTATTCGTAGACAATCAGGTCCAGTGTCATTAAGTGTACTTAAACAACCATTTATAGTTAGAGATATAGGAAATGAGTGGGGAATAGACACATTTGACCCAAGTCAGATAAATGGAATAAATTTTGGTGCTGTAGGTCAAATAGTTAAAGCTGGAATTAATGTTTTAGACCAATTGGGTGGAGCAGTTTTAGGTAGACAACCATCAGTATTTGCTGATAAAGGTTTTTCAGAATTAGGAAGATTAGGTTCATTGTTATTATCAGTAAAAGGTGTGGGTTTTTTAGAAAAACAAAAAATATTAAAAAGATTAAATCCTCAAAAAGTTATAACTAGTGCTAAATATGGTCTAACTAATGATTTAGAAAAGTTAGCTATTGATGTTAAAGGATATGATATGCATCCTATTAACTTTAATAGTAAGTCTTTACTTAGTCAACCTGGTATTCCATCATTACAATTTGATATAAATAGAAAAAGTCCAAATCAATTAATGGAGATATTAAATTTTGATGAAATAGCTAAACAATATGAAGAAAGATTTAGACCACCAAATATAAGAGAAGCCTTCAAAGAACTTAAACAATATAATGTTGAATTTGATTCAAAATTAAATTTTACTACAGACGGTTTATTAGAAAAACTTACTCCTGTAGCTGATTTTGTAGCTGGAGCGGCTCAACAAGCCGCAGATTTAGCTGCACAAGGTCTTAATTATTTAAAAGGTCTTAGAGGCCCAAAGATTAATCTTGGATTATCAAATCCATTTAAAACACCAAAGTTTCCTAATTTAAAAAATCCATTTACTGTTGGTGGAACTGGTGGTGGTTTAGATTTAGGTATACCAGGTTCTCTAAAAGGTGTAGGAAACTTTATATCAGATACAGCTAAAGCAATTGGAAGTATTTCTATAAATAGACTACCCTTAGATTCTTCAAAAAATCTAGCTGCAGAAGTAGACCTTGAAGCTTTTGCAGAAATTGGTCAAGATAAAGTAAACCTTATACCATACGGTACAAGAAATGTTAGTAAAGATAAAAAAGTAGCTGATGGAAGATATACAGGAGAAGCTGTATATAAATCTGGTGGTGTTAATAAAACTGAAGATGAATTAGATTTTTGTCCATTTAGATTTGAGGATGCTAATGGTAATCTTATAGTATTTAGAGCAATACTAAGTGGTATAACAGACCAATTTACTCCTGAATATAGTTCAGAAAGATATATAGGAAGACCTGATAATGTTTATGTTTATCAAGGAACTACTAGAGAGATAAGTTTTACTTTTGATGTTTATCCAAAATCAGCAGAAGAATTACCAATATTATGGGAAAAATTAAATTATCTTGCAGGATTAACTTACCCAGAATGGGCACCAGCGGCTGGTGGTAA